ATGATAATCCGCAAGATTGGAATGCTGTTAGCACTTATTCTAATATTGCTGGTGACGTAAACCCTTATGGATTCCTGCCACTTGTTATGGCAAAGGTTGCCTTCGCTGGCGACGATCCTAAGAACACTGAGATGCAACAACAGACTCCGATGTATAAGAAATATACGTCAGTCCGAAAGTTCTTAAAGAGTTATGGTATCAAAGAGATATCTCGTGCCGCATTCTTTAGGTTGAAGGTTGGTCATGGTGTTGAACGTCATATTGACGTTGGTGATTATTATAAGACTCGTGATAGATTCCACATTTCTTTATCTGGTACTTACCTGTATGAAGTAGATGGAGAAGAACATGTTATTGAGCCAGGGACTTTCTTCTGGTTTGATAATAAGAAATATCATAGCGCAGTTAACATTGGTGATGTAGACCGTGTTAGTTTTGTGTTTGATGTACCATGGCGTGTAAACCACCCAAACAATAGTAGAAATTTTTTGAAGGAAATTATATAATGGAAATCGCAATCATCCCTACCGTTCTGGCAGTATTGGCAGTCGCCATTGTTGTTATCTCTGCAATCTGGGTTGTTAACCTTCGTCGTGTTGTTAGCACTAATGAAGTACACATCATTCAGAGCGCAAGTAAAACCGTTTCTTATGGTAAAGACCAAGAAGCAGGTAACACTTACTATGAGTGGCCAGCTTGGATCCCTGTAATTGGTATCAACGTTATCAAACTGCCTGTGTCTGTGTTCAGCCTTCGCTTGAAGGATTATGAGGCATACGACAACGGTCGCTTGCCTTTCGTACTTGACCTAGAAGCGTTCTTCCGTATTGAAAACTCTAACGTTGCTGCTCAACGTGTTGCTGGTTATCAAGAACTGAATGCTCAGTTGCTTTCTATCCTTCAAGGTGCTGCTCGTACCATCCTTGCTTCTAAGACTATTGAAGAAATCATGCAAGGTCGTTCTGAGTTCGGTGATGCCTTTACCAAAGAAGTTAATGAACAACTGAAGGCTTGGGGTGTTACTACTGTTAAGAATATCGAGTTGATGGATATTCGAGACAGCCGTGAAAGCCAAGTTATCCAGAACATCATGGATAAGAAAAAGTCTGAGATCGAGAAAGAATCTCGTATCGTAGTTGCTTCAAACATGAAGGCTGCTCAAAATGCTGAAATTGATGCTGCTCGAGAAATCGAATTGAATAAGCAGATGGCTGCTGAACAAGTTGGTATCCGTACAGCTGAAAAAGACAAAGCCGTGGGTATCGCTAACGAAAAATCTCAACAAGATATTAAGGCTCAGCAAAAGGTTACAACTGAGAAGGCTATGGAAGTTGCCCGTGTGCAAGAAGTTAAGATGGCTGAAATCGCCAAGGACGTGAACGTGGTTAAGGCTGAAGAACAAAAGCAGACTGACGTTATCTCTGCTGAAGGTCAGAAGCAAAAGACTGTGCTGGTTGCTGAAGGTCAACTTGAAGCTGAAAAGCGTAAAGCTGAAGCTGTGTTGGTGAACGGTCAAGCTAAAGCTGAATCCGAGAAGCTGTTGCAACTTGCCCCTGTTGAGGCTCAGATTGTTCTGGCTAAAGAAATTGGTGAGAACCAAAGTTACCAACAATACCTTATCACTATCCGTCAGGTTGAAGCTAACCAAGCTATCGGTGTTGAACAAGCCCGTGCTTTGGACAAGGCTGATATCAAGGTTATCGCTAACAGCGGTACAGTGACTGGTGGTATCAGTTCCCTTGGTGAATTGTTTACTTCGCAAGGTGGCAGTAATGTAGGTGCTGCTCTTGAAGGACTTGCTCAAAGCGAAGTTGGTAAGCAATTGCTTGACAAATTTGTAAGCAAATAAACTTGACTTGTAGCTGAAAATCAGCTACAATTCTACCTATACCTTTTAATATGGAGAAATAATGAAACTATCTAAAGACACCCTTGCACTTTTTAAGAACTATGCTGGTATTAATAGCAACTTGCTTTTGAAGGCTGGTAACAAACTATCAACTATCTCTTCTCAGAAGAACGTCATGTCTGATGTAACTGTTACTGAGTCTTTCCCAGTTGATTTTGGTATCTATGACCTAAACGAATTCCTTGGTGCAATGTCAATCTTCGAAGATCCCGAGTTGGAGTTCGGTGATAAGGTTTGTAAGATCACTCAAGGCAACATGAGCATCAAATACTTTGCAGCTGATGCGTCTGTTCTTACTGCTCCGACAAAGAGCATTACATTCCCTGAAGCTGAAGTCAACTTTGAGTTGTCTAACCAGATGTTGAATATGATTCAGCGTACTTCTTCAGTTCTTAAAGCCTCTGACGTTTCTATCGTTGGCGAGGCAGGTAAAATCACTATCGTTGTTGGTGATAAAAAGAACGCCACTGGTAACAGCTTCAGTGAACCAGTTGGTACAACTGATAAGACTTTCAAGGTAAACTTGAAGGTTGAAAACTTAAAGATGATCCCTGGCGATTATTCTGTTAGTGTTTCAAGCAAGAAAATCTCTCGCTTCAAGTCTAGCACTAACGGTGACTTGGTTTATTATGTTGCAGTAGAAGCGGATTCCACCTTCGACTTCTAAATTGACATGTTCGGGGAGGGAGTAATCTCTCCCCATTTTTTTTATTATGGAGTAATTATGATTGAACAACAAAAAGACCAATTCCTGTGGGTTGAAAAGTATCGTCCTCAAAACATCGACGACTGTATCCTTCCTGAATCTTTGAAGAAGACATTCAAGGATTATGTTTCTCAAGGTCAACTTCCTCATATGCTGTTGTGCGGTACAGCAGGTATCGGTAAGACCACTATTGCTAAAGCACTCTGTAACGAGATTGGCGCAGAGTATATCATCCTGAACGGTTCTGACACTGGCGGTCACATTGACACCCTGCGCACAACAATCAAGGGTTTTGCTACCTCAGTTTCTCTGACTGACTCTAAGAAGGTCATTATCCTAGACGAAGCTGACTATCTTCAAGCCAACTCTACGCAACCTGCTTTGCGTAACTATATGGAAGAGTTCTCGGCTAACTGCCGTTTCATCTTCACTGCTAACTACAAAAACAAAATCATCGAACCTCTGCATTCTCGTTGTGCAGTTATCGAGTTCAAGATTGACACCAAGGACAAACAAGGTCTAGCTGCTCAGTTCTTCAAACGTGCAACTCAGATTCTGAAGCAAGAAGAAGTTGAGTTTGATCCAAAGGTTGTTGCCGAACTAATCACTAAACACTTCCCCGACTGGCGTCGTGTGTTGAACGAACTTCAACGCTACTCTGTTTCAGGTAAGATTGACTCAGGTATTCTGGTCAATATGTCCCACGATTCTTTCAAGCAACTGATCACTTCTATGAAGGGTCGCGACTATACCGAAGTTCGTAAGTGGGTTGCTAAGAATGCTGACGCAGATACTACTGCTTTGTTCCGTGAGTTCTATGATCACTCTATGGAATATATTGAGCCTTCTACAATTCCTAACATGGTTTTGGTTCTTGCCGACTATCAATACAAAGCTGCCTTCGTTGCTGATCATGAGTTGAATATCATGGCTGCTTTAACTGAGTTGATGGTTCAATGTAAGTTCAAGTGAGGGTAATATGGATATCCTAATTTTAATTATCGTTGCCATCATCTTCTTCTTTGCTGGTTGGCAATCACGTGAAGCATATGCTATGCATATTGTCAAACGTATCCTCGAAGATGCCGAAGAAGAACAAGAGAAAGAACAGTCTAGTGCTGACCGTCTACGTTTAGAACGACACGGTGAAGTTCTTTATGCATTCACTGCTGAGGATGAGTTTATCGCTCAAGGTGTAGATCTTGCTACTCTTGACGAAGCAATTCAAAAGCGATTCCCAGGTAGAAAGTTTCTGATCAAACAATCTAACCTAAATGAAGTTGGGCTTGCAGATGAACGTCTTTGATTATTTAAATGCTATCAATCTGACAAAGGAAGATTTATTTAAAGAGCCTCAAGCGGAGAAGGAGTATGTTCCTTATATCGTTAATAGAGGCTTGTCTTATTTCCACGACACTGTTGTTCAGGCTAACACTATGAACCAAAACCACCATATTCCAAAAGAGTGGCAATTTGCGTTTTTACTAAATAGTGTAACCAAGAAGAAAAGATTCTCTAAGTGGCACAAAGCAGAAGACGCTACTGAATCTTTAAAGCTGGTACAGGAATATTACGGGTATTCCAGTGAAAAAGCCAAGGACGCCCTGAGCGTCCTTTCCGATGAACAATTGAATGAAATAAAACAAAAATTAAATAAAGGTGGAAAATAATGTCAGAAATGATTTACTATGACTGGACACCCGATTCTATGCTAGAGGTAACTCTT